TACGTCGTAGTAAACTTTTTTAAATGTAGAACCTGCAAGTGGTAAATGAAATAACATAGAATCAAATTCAGATTCATATTCTTTCATTGTGTCCATGATTAAATAATTCATATAATCTTTAACACGTTGCGACTGTTGTTCTGTTGCTGGGTTCTTGATACCAATTACTTGAGTTCTAACGGGTCCATCACTTGGTAATAATTCTTTGTAAGCTTGAGCTTGAAACTGTGTTACAGCTTCAGCTAATACTGGGTGTGTTGCACCTGAAGCTCCTTGAAAAGGTTCTGTTCTATTTTCATATTTAAACCCTAAAAGATCAAGACCACTTGTGTAAGCACTCTCCCATTCTTTTCTTGATGACTTGTAGTCCATGTAGTTTTGAACCATTTCGTTTCCAATTGGTTCAACTGCATCTTCTGGTAAAATATCTGCTAGGTTATCAAAGTGTGATTGTGAACCTGCAGTGTTTATTGCACCTGGATCATAATCAATAGTTGCTCCGCCATCTTCTTCAGGGATAACTTCAACTGGTCCTTTTAATTCTTCTAAGTTTTCATCCTGAACAGCAACTTCTTGCAATTCCTCATCTGAAGGAATTTCAACTTTAGTTCTAGTGTTCGGGAGTCCTTTATCTATATCTGCCATTTATTACTCCTATATATTCTTAACACGTTTCATTAATGATAGCAACCCTTGTGGATTAGGGCCTCTTTCTGGTGGTGGGCCTGATGCTACGCCACCGCTTGATAAACTATTAAAGCCTCTTGGCATAGTTAAATCAATATTCATAGGTTCTTTACCTACTTCACTAAAGTCATCTTGAAACTTACCTAAAGTTATACCTGCTTGTTTTTCAGAGTATCCTGGTATATTTCTTCTTTTGTAATTATCGATAGCTACATTTGCATCTCCAGAATCTAAGGCCATTAATTGATCTGTTTTGGATAACTCTATTCCTTGTTCTTTAGCCAAGGCTCTTGCATCAAACAAAGCTTTAGTTCCTACAGCATATCCTATTGGTTTAATAACTTTACCTACTCCTTTTAAAACCTTACCTGCTCCTGAAAGTATTTTATCTTTCAATTTAACTTTTTCAAAACTTAATGCGTCTGTTTTAATCTGTTTTCTTAATGCTTTAGCTTGATCTTTTGTTAAATCTTCTAATTTTATTCCAGGTTGTTTTTGGTTAGCTCCTCCAACTTTCTCAGGAGTTAAATTTATTACAGTTCCATATTCATCAAATACTGGTTGTAATTTATTAAAACCAATTAATTTTCTATATTCTTTTGGTAATTCTTTAGTTGCGTTCTTAACAATAGACTCTCCAGCTTTATTTAATTGATCTATTCTTTTTAAATCAGGTGGTTGTTTATTATAAGCATTTGAAATTCCATCCGCTATACTATTTAATTGTCTGTTGTAATTACTTAATGAGGAATTCATTCTTTGATTAATAATACCAATATCGTTTGTAGTTAAAGAAACTTCTCCACCAATAGGCATTATGTGATGAAATGCAAAGTTTTGAGTTCCTGTAGCTTTAAATGGAGCAGTTGTTTTTATTCTAGTATCTCTTTTTTGTTTAGCTTTTTTAACACTCTCGGCAGTGTTTACTTCTCCTTCAGGGTTACTTCCTAACTGAACTTTTTTAGTAATTAATTCTCTTAAACCAGAATCCATAAAACCAGTTCTACTACTATACCCAGAAACTTTAGTTCCTTCAGGTAAATATTTTTTAGCAATTTTTCCAGCTTCTTCCATACTCATTAAAACTGTATTTCCCTTTGCATTTGAAAATTTTATAAACTCAGCTTTTGCTTTTGGATTATTTAAAATTACTTTAGCAGGTGAAACACCTTTGCCTGTAGTTCCTAAACCAGTAGGTCTAGCTGCAACTTTTACTGAATCTGCATTTTCTTTTATTACATTTTCTAAAACACTAGAGGATGTTCCTTTTTTAGCGTCTACTGAATTAGGAAAATATCTTTTAGTTAACTTTCTTAATCCATCACCCTTGTAATAATCTTCTAATATTTTGCCTATATTTGCTAATGCGCTTTTTCTAATTTCTCCTACATCAAATGGACTACCTTTTTTAAAACCTGCACGTCCACCATCAGCTCGTGGGTTACGTTTCATAAATGAATTGACAATTTCTATATCTCTAACTGCTTGTTTAGGTTCAGGTCTAGCCATGTCTGATGCAAATTGTATTTGTCCTGATTTTATTAATCTTCTAACTGGTGAAGTTAGACCCAGCATCATCTCTTTGTATTCTTTAGGAGTCATTACTCTCCTAACATTCTTGCGATACCACCACCTGCTTTTTTAATAGTTTTATCGATAACTTCTATAACGTCATCTTCTATTCCCATTTCATCTCGTCTTCCAGGTTTGTAATAAATTTCTTTGCTATCTTTTTTAATAATGTAACTTCCGTCCATTACATCTTCTTCAACTTCAATATCTTTATGTTTTTTCTTAGTCACCATTTCTTTTACTCTTTTACCACTTTGAGAAATAGTTTTACCTAATGTCATAACTGTATCTATAATTTTATTTAATGCTGGTGCTGCAAGTTCTGCGCCTTTTGCAATAACCGGTGCTGCCTTTCCTATAATCTTGGTTGCTCCAAACGGTAACATAGATGCAATACCTGCAGCTGCTTTCATAAAAGTTCTTCTTCTAGGATCTTTTGGTCCATCTTTAAATGCTGCACGTCCACCGTCTGCAAAAGGTATTGAAGAAGATAAATTTGTTACAAGATCAAATAATTCTGAAGTATTAAAACCAGAAAGTATTGGAGCTGCTTTGTTATAAAATAATGTTTTAAACATTCCTTCGCCATCTTTATATGCTGCACGTCCACCATCTGCTAGTTTAATTGATGGTGCTTCTCTATCAGGCATTGAAGACATATCTTCCATCATTTCATCTATTTGAATTATTTCATCTTCAGACAAATCTTTTAAAGGTTTACCAAACTCTTGCATTGCAATAGTTTCCATCATGCTATTTCTTTCATCCATTGGATCTGGAGCTGAAGCAAATTTATTCATCAGTCTTTCATCTTTTCTTTTAGACATTTCCTCCATAAATATTTCTATTTGAATTATTTCATCTTCGCTTAAATCTTTTAAAGGTTTACCAAATTCTTGAATTGCAATATTTTCCATTACCATATTTCTTTCATCCATTGGATCTGGTGCTGAAGCCATTTGCATAATACCTTCACTACCCATAGCATAACCAATACGTCCACCGTCTGCAGCCATTTGTTTTTGTTCTCCGACTTCTTGTCTACGTAGATCTTCTTTGTATTCTTTAAAAAGTTGTTCTAAACTTCTTTCTTTTTGAAACCTTTTTCTTTCTTTTAAATAGTTTTGAAAATCTTCGTTAGTTCCACCTTCTAAACCAATACGTCCACCGTCTGCATTGTTTTCTCTAAAAAATTCTTGTGCAAATTTTGCTTTTGAAATTTTTGGTTTGCCACTTTTTTTATAATCGTGGTAATGATTTAACATATCTTTTACTTTTAGATAATCAGAAGGTGTCAGACCATCTTTAAATCCTGCACGTCCACCTGATGCAAACATATCTTCTGGGTCCATATCTATATTTTTTAATTTGTCATCGACTGCGTCTAGAATTCTTTTAGCATCGTTCTTGGTTAAATCTTTGTATGGACCTTCTCTTTTAATAATTTTGTTTCCTTCTCTCATAACTTTTATTCCATCCATGTTTTTAAAACTGTTAATTGTAAAATCTATGAACTTAGGATTAATACCTTCAACTACTTCTGGTCCAGCACCTGTTGCTTTCATGATCCCTGATTTAAGAGCATTACCTTGTTGTGATCCACCCATGATTGGTTGACTTGGATCAATAGGTTTACCTTGCATGTCCAAGATTTTTCTCATGTCTTGAAACTTTTGCATTGCTTCTTGTTTAATTTTTATAAGATCAAGTCCTGTCGGTTTTTGACCTCTAACTTTTTGATAACCTCTAACCAATTGATTAAAAATTTCTGGCAGTTTCATTCCAAATTTTATCATTAATAATAATTCCTTTTCGTTTTCTCAACATTTTCGTCGATATAATCTTCAGGGTGATCTATTAAGCCACCTTGTCTGAATCGCATGATCGCTTGTGTAGTCGAGTCGACTAAGTCATCATGA